AACAAAGCCCAGTACGAGAAAACCCAGGCCCTGGCCGGCGGCATGGCCGCCACCGGCGCCGGCGGGCTCGCCACTGGTACCGGCATCCTCTACGCCGGCGCACGCATGCTCGCCCCTGGTGTGCAGTTCGACGCCGACATGAGCAAGGTGCAGGCCCTCACCCGCCTGAAAAAAGACGATGCCCAGTTGGCGGCCATGCGCGCCCAGTCCCGCCAGCTCGGCGCCGACACCATGTTCAGCGCCACCGATGCCGCCCAGGGCCAGGGTTTTCTCGCCATGGCCGGCTTCAAGCCGCAAGCCATCCTCGACGCAATGCCCGGCATGCTCGACCTTGCCAAGGCCGGCGACAGCGGCCTGGCGGAAACCGCCGATATCGCCTCGAACATCCTCACAAGCATGGGCCTCGAGGCCAAGGACATGACCCGCCTCGGTGACGTGCTGGTCGGCGCCTTTACCCGCTCGAACACCAACCTGCAGATGCTCGGCGAAACCATGAAGTACGTGGGCCCCGTCGCCGCCAGCGTCGGGCAGGATGTCGAAACCGTTGCCGCCATGGCCGGCAAGCTGGGCGACGCCGGCATCCAGGGCAGCATGGGCGGTACCGCACTGCGCGCCATCCTCAACCGCCTCAGCGCACCCCCGGCCGCCGCGGCCAAGGCTCTCAAAAAGCTCGGCATCAGCGCCAAGGACGCCCAGGGCAACATGCGCGACATGCCGGACATCCTCACCGAGCTCTACAACAAGACCAAAAAAATGGGCGACGCCGACCGCGCCGGCGTTCTCAAGCACATCGCCGGCGAGGAAGCCGTCAGCGCCCTGCAGGTGCTGGTCAAGCAGGCTGGCCAGGGCGAACTGCAGAAGTTCATCGCCACCCTGCGCGAAACCCAGGGTGAAGCGGCAGCCACTGCCAAGACCATGGGCGACAACCTGGTCGGCGACCTGGACGAACTGTCATCAGCATGGGAAGACCTCGGCATTCAGATCCAGGAACAGCAGAACGGCCCCCTGCGTGAAATCACCCAGAATCTCGCCAACATCGTGGGCGGCGTGAAGGCCTGGATCATCGAGAACCCTGTCCTGGCGGCGCAAATCGTCAAAACGGCTGCCGGCCTGGGCATCATCATGGCCGTCATGGGCGGCATCACCCTGGCCCTGGCCAGCATCCTCGGCCCCTTCGCCATGGTGCGCTTCGCCATGATGCTGCTCGGCATCAAAAGCCTGGGCCTGGTCACCGGCATCAAGGCCGTGTGCAGCGCGTTGCTGTGGCTCGGACGAATCGCTATGGCCAACCCCATCGGCCTGCTGATCACCGTGCTCGCCGGCGGCGCCTACCTCATCTACCAGAACTGGGACGCCGTGAAGGCCTATATGGTCGGCCTGTGGGTAGAGATACAGGAAGGCTTCAGCGGTGGCATCGGCGGCATCATCGCCACCCTGCACAACTTCAGCCCGATTGGCCTGCTCTACCGCGCCTTCGCCGGCGTCCTCAGCTACCTGGGCGTCGAGCTGCCCAGCAAATTCACCGACTTCGGCGGCATGCTGATGGATGGCCTGGTGAACGGCATCACCAACGGCCTGAGCCGCGTGAAAGAAGCCATCACCGGCGCCGGCGGCGCCACCATCGACTGGTTCAAGGAAAAGCTCGGCATCCACTCGCCATCGCGCGTATTCGCCCAGCTCGGCGGTTTCACCATGGCCGGCCTTGGCCAGGGGCTGGCCAACGGTGAAGGCGGCGTGCTCAAGCAGATCGCCGGCACTGCCAGGGCCATGACCGAGGCCGGTACCAGCCTGCTCACCGGCGGCCTCACTTTCGACAGCCGCCCGCCTGTGGCCGCTGGCGGCGGTGGCATGGTCATTCAGGGCGACACCGTGCACTTCACCATCAGCGCCACGCCCGGTACCGACACCGCCGGCCTGCGCCAAATGATCAACCAACTGCTCGACGAGCGTGAGCGCAGCAAGGCTGCGCGCATCCGCTCGCGCCTGAACGACCAGGACTAGCCCAAATGATGATGTCTCTCGGCATGTTCGTGTTCAGCCTCAGCACCCTCGCCTACCAGGAGCTGCAGCGGCAAACCGACTGGCGCCACCCCACCACCAACCGCGTCGGTGCCAACCCGGCCCGGCAGTTCGTCGGTAAGGGTGACGACACCATCACCATGCCCGGCATCCTGCTGCCCGAGCTGGCCGGCTCGGCCATGTCGCTCGACGCCCTGCGAACCATGGCCGACACCGGCAAGGCTTACCCCCTGGTGGAGGGCACCGGCCGCATCCTCGGTGTGTGGGTGATCGAGAGCATCAGCGAGACCCGCACACTGTTCTTCCGCGACGGCGCCGCCCGCCGCATCGAGTTCAGCATAACCCTCAAGCGCATCGATGACGGCCGGGTCGACATGCTCGGCAACATCCTCTCCACGGGGCTCAACATCCTGCGGAGGCTGTTTTGATCGAGGCCGCCATCAAGGCCGTTACCGGCTTCATCACCCAGCAAGCCGAGGGCATGGCCCGCGATGCCAGCTACCCGGTACCGGCGTTCCGCCTCACCGTGAACGGTGCCGATATCGCCAACCTCATCGCTCCGCGGCTGATCAGCCTCACCCTCACGGACAACCGCGGCATCGAGGCTGATACGCTCGACATCCAGCTCAGCGACCACGACGGCCTGCTGGCCATCCCCCCGAAGGACGCCACCGTGCGCCTGTGGCTCGGCTGGAGTGACACCGGCCTGGTCGACAAAGGCACCTACACCGTGGACGAGCTCGAGCACAGCGGCTCGCCGGACGTGCTCAACATCCGCGCCCGCAGCGCCGACCTGCGCAAAGGCTTCAAGGCCAAGCGCGAACGCAGCTGGAGCAACGCCACCCTGGGCGAAGTACTGCGCGCGATCGCCAGCGCCTACAGCCTCACCCCCATCATCGAGCAAGCCCTCGGTGCGCTGCGCCTGCTGCAGGTCGACCAGACGGGCGAGTCCGATGCCAACCTGCTCACCCGCCTGGGCGACGAGCACGACGCCGTGGCCACCGTCAAAGCCGGCCGGCTGCTGTTCACCCCCATGGTGGGCGGGCGCACCGCCAGCGGCCTCGCCCTGCCCCACGTCACCCTGGCCCGGGCGGATGGCGATGGCCACCGCTACCTGCAGGCCGACCGCGACGCCTACACGGGTGCCAAGGCCTACTACTACGACGTCAACAGCGCCAAGAAGCGCGAAGCCATCGCCGGCGGTGGCGACAACATCAAAGAGCTGCGCCACACCTACGCCGATCAGCAGTCCGCCATCCGCGCCGCCCGGGCCGAGTGGCGTCGCATCCAGCGCGGTACCGCCACGCTCAGCTACACCCTGGCCAGGGCCCGGCCGGAACTGATCCCCGAGCTGACCTACACCCTGGAAGGCATCAAACAGGAAATCGCCGCCACCATCTGGCACGGCGGCAACGTGCAGCACAGCCTCACTGCGGACGGCGGCTTCACCACCGCCCTGGAGCTGGAAAGTCAGCTACCAGACGAACTGATCGACGAACTCGCCGAGCTTGAGGTCGGCGAGTACACCGGCGTGGTGGCCTGGTACCAGACGAAGGATGGCAAGCAGGAGAAGGTCACCGCCGGTGAGCCCAAGCGGCTGAAGCGCCTGGCGCGGCTGTATGCCAACAAGAAGAACGCGCAGAAGGCGGTGGATCGGGAGTGGAAGAAGCAGCAGCTGGACAGAAAGATGGCAAATCGCTAGCTTTGTCTTGCTCAATTCCAGAGTTCGAAACACAAGGAAGACTTATGAAACTTGAAGTTCATAGCGTGAAAAATCAAGGTGATGCTAAAAAAGAATATGTCTTGTTACTAGCCAAGGAAGACTGCAATATTGGCAGTTTTTTTATCGTAGACAACACTTACGATAATTCAGGGCAACCCTCGAACAAACTCAGACATACCTATTTCTTCCCTAGCACAACTGTAAAGAAAGGGCATTACGTCGTCCTTTACACAACTAGCGGAAAGAACGGCACCGGTACAGTTGGCAACGTTCCATGTCACATTTTTTACTGGGGACTCGGAAACTCGGTGTGGAACGATACCGGCGACATTGTCCACCTGATAGAAATCAGCAACATTAGCAAGCACAGAGTCACTCCAAAAGCCTAAACAAAAGATAGGGATATCCAATGAGCTCCAAAGCATTAACTAGCCTTACTGAGCGGCTCAAAGACATTGAGCAACTGCTCAACGCGCATACTGCAATAACAAAATTTAACAAAGCAGAATCTGCTGCTAAAAAAGCAGGAGGAGAGTTAGCAAAAATATCATCGGTTATGCATGCATTGGTAACAGATCCCGGCCCAGGAAAGCCCAAGGAAGTCGATGCAATCAACCGAGCAGCATTTGTACTATTGACCGCTCATTTTCAAGGCTTCGTAGAAGACCTGCACGCTGAAGTAGGGGCAGTGATTCTGAAAGGTAAAGCAAACGATCCTGAGGCAGTCATAAAACTAGTAAAACCCCCACGCAGCAATCCACATGTAAACATTATCAATCAAATGTTTTCGGGCTTGGCGATATATGAGCTCATGGACTCTATCAGCTGGCAAAAATGCGATAACAAATCGGTCAAATCGCGTTTGAAGGACTATCTGGAGACCAGAAACAAAATTGCACATGGAAAAAAGGAACCGATAACAAAGCAAAAAGTAATGCTATTGAAACAATTCGTGGAGACTCTCGCAAAAAAACTGGATGAAAAAGTCAGCGCAAAAGCCTCACTTGTAATGGGTAAGAGCCCTTGGTAGGCATTTAAAGTTCACTTGACGGAGCCGAGTAAAGCCTTGTGCAAGGCTACGTCTAACCTCGAACCCCAATAACCTCATCCCACCGGGTCGTGTAGCACCGGCTCTTCATCTCCCGCTTCATGCCCCACCAGGGGTCAACCGGCACCCGGCCCAGCCGCAGGGTGCCGGCGCCCTCCCGCTTGTTGATCGCATCCAGCGCCGCCATCACCTTGTCACTGCCGGCCCGGGCCGCCGGGGCAAACAGATCCGCCGTCACCTCGCCGCGCTGGCTCAGATCCATCAGCAGGATCGAGCACTTCGAGTAGGCAAACCCGGGCCGGTAGATGGCATCCAGGGCGCGCAGCGCCGGCGCCAGAATGTCTCGCGTGTCGTCGGTGGGCATCGGCAACGCCACGGTTTGCGCGTTCGAGTAGCGCGGCAGCTTGGGGTTGTGGATCTGCGTCTTGATGCTCACCTGGATAGCGCCGCACAACGAACGCTGGCTACGCAGCTTCTCGCAGGCGCGCGTCACGTAGGTGGCCAGGGCCTCACGAATCGGCGCCAGGTCTTCGAGCTTTTCGCCGAACATTTTGCTCGAGCAGATCGCCTGTTTCGGAGGCGGGCCATCGTTGAAGTCCAGGCAGCTCACGCCACGCAGCTCGCGCGCGGTGCGCTCCAGGGTCACGCCGAACTGCTTGCGCAGGCTGGCCACGTCGTAGTGCGCCAGATCCCAGGCGGTGTTGATACCCAGGGCCTGCAGCTGCGGCGCCAGGCGTCGGCCAATGCCCCACACTTCATCCACTGGCGCGATGCGCAGCAGCTTGGCCTGGCGGGCCGGGTCGGTCAGGTCGACCACACCGCCGGTGGCCGGCCACTTCTTTGAGGCCCAGTTGGCCAATTTCGCCAGGGTCTTGGTGGTGCTGATGCCCACGCCCACCGGCATGCCGATATCGTGCAGCAGCCGTGCCCGCACCTGCCGGCCGAGACCGTCCAGGTCAGCAATACCGGTCAGGTCAGCCCAACACTCGTCCACGCTGTACACCTCGATGCCCGGCACCATATCGCGGATGGTGCGCATCACCCGGTTGCTGATGTCCGCGTACAGCGTGTAGTTGCTGGAGCGCACCACCACGCCGCCTGCGCGCAGTTGATCCCGTACCTTGAAGTACGGCGCGCCCATGGGAATGCCCAGGGCCTTCACTTCCGCGGTGCGGGCGATCACGCAACCGTCGTTATTCGAGAGCACCACTACCGGTTTGTGCTTCAGCGCCGGCTGGCAGATGCGCTCGCAACTGCAGTAGAAGCTGTTGCAGTCGATCAGTGCGAATACCTGGCTCATGCTCAGCGCCCCACGTAGCTGATCACCCAGCGCACCACACCCCAGATCTGCACGCACTCTTCGTACTCGAGGTTGATGTCGGCGGTGAAACGGTTCGGGGCACGCAGCACCAGGTTCTCGTTGTCATCAACGATCATCAGGCGCACGCGGTAGCAACCGTCGTCTTCGAGGTCGACCACCACGTACTGCTCGCGCTTGGTGAGGGTGCCGCGGTCGACCACCAGCCGGTCACCGGGGTACATGCCGAAACCGATCAGGCTGTCATCCTCCACCCGCACCACCCACACGTGGGGCGCCCCTAGGCTGGTCAGCGCGTCGAGTGAAAGCCCCTCTTCCTTCTCGTCCTCGGCGGGGGATTGAAAGCCCGTGATGCGCAGTTCCTTGGCTTCGGGCAACAGGTGGGCGAGCCGCTGGTTGCGGCCCAGAATGGTGAGTGACATGGGGGTGAATCTCGATTTACTGTATACACATACAGTAATCGAGGCATCCCCATCATGGCAAAAGGCAACTCCCGAACGGCAGCCTCTCCCAACACCTACGAACTGCTCGGGGCCCGAGTTCAGCGGGTTATCAACTCACCGGCCGCGCAAAAATCCCGATCAGCGGTATTGCTGCGGGCCGAGGGCGACAGCCCGGACGACTGGTCAAGGATCCTCGACGAGATCAGCGAGAACGACAACGTCACCATCGCCTGGCGCGACGATGGTGTGCAGCTGTTCTGGACGGTGCCGAAGGAAGATTGAGCCCCATAAGAAACCGGCAGTTGGCCGGTGCATGCATAAGCGATAGTCACTCTGCTGGAGGACTCTGCCAAAAAGGTTTCTTGCCATCCTGGCTGTCGAAGTTACGCCGCGCTTTTCGGAAGTCCTCCACGTTCTCAACGACCCACGTCCATATGGGGGACATGCGTACCAGCAGCCCCATCCCAAGCGGTGTGAGTTCGTACTCAACACGTGGGGGAATTTCGCCGAACTCTCGGCGAATCACCAGGCCATCGCGTTCCATTGAGCGGAGGGTCTTCGTCAGCATTCGCTGAGTCACGCCCGCCATCTGCCGCTTTATCTCAGCGTGGCGCATCGTTCCGTACACGCCTAGGGCATGCAGAATGCCCAGTGACCAACGGCTACCAGCGTGTGCGAGCACCTCCCGCCTGACGCCGTCGTCATCCTCCCTAAGCGTTTGGCAGATCATCTCTGCCTGTCTGAGCGCTTCCTGATCGGTCATTTCTACACCTGGTATCACACGTGTGCCTTCTTACGAGTGTTGCTGGATCGTGACAGCATTTGCCCATCTTATTCGCCAACCGGTCTCAGGAGAAATCATGACTACAGCGACCCAACCCTCTCCCCAATCGATCCTTGTACTCGGCGCTGGTGAGCTTGGCCTTCCCGTTCTGCGCAATCTCGCGCGCGTGGCAAAGCGTGTGCCTGGCTCCAAAATCAGTGTCCTGCTGAGGGACTCAACCATTAACACCGATGCGTCGGAGAAGAAGTTAGAAATCGACGAGCTCAAAGGCCTAGGTATCCACATGATCCCTGCGGACCTGGTGAATGACTCGATCGATCAGCTGGCTGAGATTTTCGCACGGTTCGACACCGTGATTGGCTGCGCAGGAATGGTCGCCGGCCGCGAAACACCCATGAAATTGGCAACAGCAGCCCTCAAATCTGGTGTTAGGCGCTACTTCCCATGGCAGTTCGGCGTTGACTTCGAGGTAATTGGCCGGGGCAGTCCTCAGGATCTGTTTGACGCCCAACTCGACGTGCGCGAGCTGCTGCGCGCCCAGGACAAAACGGAGTGGGTAATCATCTCCACGGGCATGTTCACCAGCTTCCTTTTCGAGCCTGTTTTTGAGGTTGTGGACTTCGAAAACGATACCGTGAACGCCCTAGGCGGCCTTGATAACAGCGTGACCCTGACCACACCGGACGACATCGGTAAGCTCACAGCGGAAATCGTGTTCTTCGAGCCGCGCTTCCGCAATGAAATTGTCTACCTGTCCGGCGATACAGTGCAGTACGGCGAAGTAGCAGGCATCCTCGAGCGTGTGCTCGGCCGCCCGTTCAAGCGCAACGTATGGACGGTTCCACAACTGCTCGACGAACTTCAGAAAGATCCCACCCACCACATCAAGAAATACCGCGCTGTGTTCGCGCAAGGCCGAGGTGTGTCTTGGCCCAAAGCCGAGACGTTCAATGAACAGCAGTCCATTCCAGTTACCACTGCAGAGCAGTGGGCCAAGGCAAATCTTCCCGGCAGAAAGTAGGTAACCCCAACAAACACCCCGGCACCTGGCCGGGGTTTTCTATTACCGCCTCGCCTTATGGACGGCCATCGCCTCGATCGCGCGGCGCATAAAGGCCTGCTCGCCTTCGTCCAGTTGCCGGTAGAAGCGGATCAGCATCCGCTCGGTCGGTGTCAGTGGTTCCTTATCGAGCTGGGCAACCTCGCAGCCTGGTTGACGACCCTCAGCCCCTTTCCCATCTCTCATCGTTCTGCATGCTCCATGTTGTGCAGTGGAGCGTGCAGCCTCGCCATGTGACGGCGTGGTTTCTACCCGAGCGGCACCTCATCGCCGATTAGCACAGCGGCACCGGTGTCGCCCTCTTCGCAGCTCTCGGTGGGCTCCCACTCCAGCGTGCCGCCGGGCTCATCCAGGAAGAGTTCAAGGCGCCGCTCCAGGCAGCCTTCGGCCATGCTGGCGGTGGCCTGCAGGCGTTCGTCCGTCCAGTCGGTCACGGTGTAGAGGTAGGTTTCGGCTTCCACGTCGGCGCCGTCGTCGTGGTGGTGCACGTTGGCGAATGCCTCGGTGCAGAGCTGCCTATCGCGGTAGCAGCGGATCTCCACCGCGCTGCGGCCTGGCTGGCTGTAGCCGTGTGTTGTGGCCCAGCCGCCAATGGCCATCAGCCTACCGGCTTCATGCTCGATCAACAGCGGCGGAACGGTTACGACCGGATGCTCGATGGAGTTGGAGTTGAGAAACCACGTTGTGGCGTAGGCCGTGACGAGCGCGGTAAGCAGGCAAGGAATGATGATGCTTGTGTGTGCCATAGTGAATTCCTTCTTGGCTGATGCCGTCCTGGCAACTGTGATTCTAGTGAGGGATAGAGCTGCTTGTGGCCGCGACGCTTACAACATGTGTGGCTGATCACCAACGCAACCGATTGGCAAAGTAGCGGGAGCCCCTGGAGAAGCTCCCATGCGCGACCGATCTAACGTTTTAATCAAGCACAGTGCCGTCGGCTGGTCATGGGTATCGCCTATCGAGCCGCGGCATCAGCTTCGACAGCTCGTCCTGAATTTTCCAGTATTCCTTGGCAGCCTTCGGCGGCAGGCGATTTTAGCCGTGCCAGGCTACAACCGCTGAATAAATCCGTCCCCTTTTCCCGTTCGCATAGAACCATCATTGGCTGCAAATAACAGCTAGCCTTTATGCTCTTTACTATTGCGAGCACTTTTATCAGTGGGCTTGTAATAGAACGAGATCGGTATATGTCTCACACGATAATTTAGCCCAGTTGCCTCACTAACATGCGTAGTTCTTGAGGTCAGTGTCTCCATACACTTCTCAGCATTGGAAATAGGGTATTCATAATAATCAGATACATGCTTAATCCAATTATCTAACAAAGTACTCTTATTGGCTTTATCAGTGTAAATCAATAAAGCCCCGCTTGAGCTATTTGGATTACCGTCGGCATAGCGATCAACTAGCTGCCGAAACCCCTCCATGATATAGGCAGGGCCATTGTCATTCTTTGCTTCAGCCATCCATTCGTAACGACCATTTTTAACCAACAAGTCGACGTGACCATTACGATTAGTGTCATGTTCAGCATCGAAGCCAGCAGCTTTTAAAGCGATACCGATAATCGTGGTTCGCGGATCTTCGCCTAGGCTCAGGAGGTTCTTCTTGTTTCGTTCCATATCCAATGCAATATCTAAAACCTTTCGCTCCACGCAATTACAAAAAACTTCGTAAGTGGGCGCAAGATCTTGCTGAACGGAAAGTCTAATAACGCTGCCATCGGGAAGATTTAGAGCCTGACCAACAGTCATATTCATGAGCTTATCACCGCTTGATCAGCCTCATAGACAATGAAAACTTTATTTGAAAAGTCGAAATCAAGACGACCATGATCTGGATGAGGCAACGCCCCATCAGCCAATGCCGCCTGAAGATCTTCTTTATCTAGAAAGTACACAACTCCATCGTCATCCACGTATTGATACTGCTGCGAGAAAAGCTTAATTGGCGATGATTTTAGGTAGTTAATAGCCGCCTGAAGACGCTCAATATCCTCAGTACCTACTGATTGCATCAAATGAGCATACGTGTAAATCGCTTTGGCTTCGGGTGCCTCTTGGACCAGCTCCACTAATTTCAAGCAGAATGAATCCAAACCGAGCACGGATGCCTCGGTCTGGATCTTATAAATGAGTTCGTCTTTAGTGATCATTTTTCAAAGGAAAGTAGTTTTCCAAGAATAAAATCCGAATCACTAGAATCCCTAACACCTTTCACAATCGCAAAGTCGCTCCTAGGAGAGATTGAAGCAGACTCTTTGTAGGTACCAGGAATGTGTAACTCGGGCTTGCTATCAAACCCATCAATATCTTTCCTATGCCAAACAATAGCTATTTCAAACAAAGACATCTGATGATTGATGGCTTGGGCACCATATTTATGAAAGAGTTCACTTCTAAGATCAACACCACCACGCATCGTCTCATTTTTTACAGAGTTAGTTGCGGTTGAAAAACCGAGCTTCTTGATCGCACCTGAAGGATCTTCGTAAACCCTTTTAATTACCGGAAAAAGATTATGAGGTGAATCAAAGACCTGTTTGCGCAGAGCATTGTAAAGAAAAACACTTGCAAACCCCTTGAGCTCTCTATTGGTAACATCAAGCTGTTGAACAGTTTGAAAAAGTTCATCACTGCGAGTGATATCTGACCTTAACTCAAGGACTCCACGTTCCAAATTCAAATACACAACATCGAAAGTTTGCCGAACATAGTTCTTCAGCGCAATTATTTTATCGTGACTTGGAAACTGCTGCCTCATTGCATCAGTAAACCTGTCACGATCATATTCTTCTCGGAGAGTGAATACGCGTTTTCTTGACAACACAACACCAACGCCGAACTGATCCGAGAAAGTTGCGACTAGTTTATGTTTGCCGTCGTCATTTTCTAAATCAGACGCCGGGCAGGCCAAAGGAAACGCATCAACCAGCGGAGAGCTATCAACCTTAGCCGTAACTAGAGCGTTCTGGATGCCGGGAATATTATCAGAGTCAATCGAAAAGAAACTTACAGCTTTGAAATCGCCTACGGTTTGAACTAAGAGGGCTTGGAGAAGCCTTTCTGTCACAGTGGGATCTTTGGCGCAAGCGCTTACTATAATAGCCTCTAACTCAGTCCAACTTCTTGCAGTTGGCAGTTTCACCGCCCGCATCAATTTTTGAATCACATGGATGCTAACTCTACCCTTTAAGCTTTTTACCAGCTCATCAACCTTGCTCATCGCAAATCCTTTTTCAAGCGGGCACGACTAAACCTTAGGTCGTCGCCTAATTCTTATTCATAAATAGAGGTTTGAATCTGATTAGCTTCCATGTTCGCCTAGCCTCCGTTCCCAACAGGAACAGATCATGCCAGCCTTTTGACATCAGAGACAACTGCCTCGAGTTCCGCTAGTCGGGATTCGAGGGTGGAGAGGCGCTTTTTCTCCACGGCGGCACGATGAAGATCCCGTTGCGCGTCCTCATCCAGTTCGCGCCAAATCGCCAGGAGCGCGTGCTCAAGAGAATTCTGCGCCCCATCGCCTAATGAGTTGCCCTCTCCTCTGACCATTGGCCCCTCGCCCGCCAGCAGCCAGTCAAGGCTAATCCCACGCTCCAACGCTAGATCTACACATAATGTGTAAGGAACAGAATCTCGGCTTCGCCAGTTCCCCAGCGTCGATCTGTTCACCTGGATTGCCTCTCCCAGCTGATTATCGTTCTTTACGTCGAAAACCTTGTGTAGACGATCGAGGACGTCAGCGGCACTTTTATTTCCCAAATTTGGAAACTCTCTGTTGACTTATCCCTTTATGGGAAATAGGCTTACACGCATTGAGAACATATTAGCCCCATAGGAACACTCAAACCATGATGGCTCATCGGTTACTTCGCTTTCAGGACAACTTCGAGGCATTGGTCACAGCACTGGCCAAAGCGGTACCCGTTGAGCAGCGCTCGCAGGCCCTGACTGGGGAGCACTAGTTATGACGCCGAACCAGATCCGCGCCCGCCTCGTCGAAAAAGGTAGCAGCTACCGACAGTTCGCCCTGGCCCGTGGCTATGAACCACGCAACGTAACCCAGGTGGTAGCCCGCTGGGCAGGCGCTGATCGGATGCCCAACGGGCGCCTGGCATTCGCGATTCTGCGCGACCTGTCTCGTGAAATCGGTACAGACGTAGTGCCGGGCATCCTTGCCGAAGCGGCCAACAGCAGCGAAACGATGGCGCGACAGTAATGGCTACCACCTCCAGCAAAAACCAGAAGCGCAGCGCCGCCGTTCTAGAAACCCGCCGCCAGGTCATGAGCGCGGTGATCGCCGCCTTCCCGGGCGGCCGTGAGTCCGCCGCCGCCCGCCTGGGCCTGCCCCTCAAGAAGCTGGACAACCACCTGTACGAGAACGCCGGCAGCCAACCGCTGACCGACGCCCAGGTGCACCAGCTCGAGCAGCAGGCCGGCACCCACCACCTGCCCGACTACATCTGCAGCCTGTACGGCGGCGTGTTCGTGCCCATGCCCGAGCAAGGCGAGCTGGACAACCTGGAGCTGTACGCCCGTGGCCTGAGCACCAGCCAACTGCGCGGCATGGTCGACCAGCTGATCGCCAAATCCCTGGACGACGGCGTTATCAGCCCGGACGAGGTGCAAGCCATCCTCGCCGCCCACCGGCAGCACATCGCCGCACGCCACAGCGAAATCACCGCTGTGATCGTGCTGCACAGCAAGGGTGGGGAAGTGTCGTGATGGGTCAGCCCTTGCCGAGCCGCGAGCGTATTTCCTTGAGCGCGGTGGCCACGTCCTCGACGGCGAAGCGGATGTCTTCGGCATTCACGGTGATACGGGGCTGCAGCCCGTTCTCAGTGAGGCGCTCTTCCTCGCGTCCATTCATGGCCTTCACCAACACGTCGTGCCGCTCCACAAGTCGACCGACCAGCCTCTCAACTTCCTTTCGCGTGTGATACCCCATGACCTACCTCAATGACGATGTACGGAAACAGTTGGAGCGCGTGCTGGATAGAGCCCAGCAGCGCCTGGACACCCTACGGCAAACCGTCGCGTCCACCAATCCAGACGACGATGGCTCGGCCGTGCGCATCGCCATAGGGGACGCCATCACGCCCCTGCAGATCGCAGCAGAGATAGCAGAGCCGATGGCCTAGAGCCGTCACGAACACCCGCTTGACCCTGGGGAACCCAGGGCAGGCAACAGGAATTGATTCAGGCGCTGGATGCGTCACCACTTAACCGGCCCAGCCGGTGCCGCGATTAGCGGCGGGGAGACAGCTTGAGTACGTACAAACTGGTATGCCCGGCATGCCACGGCAGCATGCGCATCCGAACCAGCGTGGGGCAAACACCGTGCTTCCGCTCCACGTATTACCAGTGCCAGAACGTGGCCTGTGGCGCCACGTTCAGCGGCTCGGTAACGATCGATTACCAGCTCAGCCCGTCCGGCCTTGAACAGCCGCTGATGGTGCTGCCGGTCGCCCCGGCCGTGGAACGCATGAAGGCCCTGCGCGACAACGCCAAGGCCACCAACCAGATGGACCTGCTTGCAGCACTGGAGGAAGCGGTATGACCCAGCTCGAACACGTCGACGCCACCGACTACCGCACCCGCATGCAGGGCTGCGCCCAGGCCTTCATCAAGCAGCACCAGGCCGAGCACCTGAGCGGCGACCCGCAGTTGTTCGAGCGCACCTGCCTGCACCTGGTGCATGCCCTGGAGGTGCCCTTGTTCATGGCACCGCGCCTGGCGCACCTGGCCCTGAGCCAACACACCCGATAACCCCGTTTTCACCCAGCCCACGCCGTGGGTTTGGGCAAGTTGCGCCCGGAGCACGCCATGCACGTACACATCGAGCTGACCCAACCCATCGCCGAGGCCTGGCTGCAGCGCCTGCGTAGCGAGCTGCGTGAGGGCTTCCAGCAGCACTGGTATGACGATCGCTACCGCGACGTGCCTGCCGGCCTGCGTAGCGCGCGCATCCTGCAGGACTACCCCGCCCTCGCCGGCCACAAGCAAACCATCGGCGTGCTGCAGCTTGCGCTGAGCCAAGTGGAGAAACGCGCGTGAAGGCGATGGACAACGCTGTACGCGCCGAGGTGCTGCGCCGGCTGGAAACCGAATACAACCTGCAGCCGGCGAAAGGCACCAAGTACCTGCGCAAGGGCGTGTGCCCAAGCTGCGGCAAGCGGGAGCTGTATTCACGCAGCGACGAGCCGTGGTTCATCAAGTGCGGCCGCGAGAGCAAGTGCGGCGAGCAGTGGCACATCAAGGAGCTGTACGAGGATCTGTTCGACGACTGGAGCACCCGCGCGCCGGCCACCGATGCCGCGCCCAACGCCTCGGCCGACAGCTACCTGCAATTCGCCCGCGGCTTCGACCTGGCGTTGATCAAGGGCTGGTACACCCAGGAGAACTTCTGGAGCCGTGAGGCCAATGCCGGCAGCGCCACGGTGCGCTTTGCCCTGGAGCACGGTGGCTACTGGGAACGGCTGATCGACCGCCCGCACCGCTTCGGCAAGCAGAAGGCGCGCTTCGCCCCAGGCAAGTCGCCCAAGGGCTACTGGTGGTGCCCGCCGAGCGTGGATCTGTTAACGACAAAAGAGCTGTGGATCGTCGAGGGCATCTTCGACGCCATCGCCCTCACCCACCAAGGCATCGCCGCCGTGTCGGCCATGAGCTCGGGCGCCTTTCCGTTCGAATCGCTCAAGGCGCTGGCCCGCAACCGCGGCGGCAAGCTGCCAACGCTGGTGTGGGCGCTGGACAACGAGCCCGGCGCGCGCCGCTACATCCGCAAGCATGCCGCCATGGCCCGCGAGTTGGGCTACAGCTGCAACGCGGCGCAGATCCCTCAGCGCGACCGCAAGGTGGACTGGAACGACCTGCACCAGCGCTGGCAATTCATCGACAACGCCGAGCAGCGTGCCGACCGCATCCACCGCGACATCGAGGAAGCCCGCTACCACGGCTCCCTGCTGCTTGCCGAGACCGCCGCCGAGAAAGGCGTGCTCATGTACGAATGGCGCGAGCGCTACGAATTCCACTTCGCGTTCGAGAACCGCCTGTACTGGTTCAAGATGGACCTGGAGAAATTCAACAAGGCCATGCAGCAGCTGGAAGGCTCTGACCGCCACGAGGACCAGCTGCTCAACGACAAGCAGCGCCGCGAAAAGGCGCTGCGCCAGTGCGGCGGCGTGGTGGAAATCGCCAACTGCTACCCCGAGGCCCTGTACTTCCAG